AGAGGCAGATACCTTGGGGTTGTTAACGCATTCCGTTCTCCTACAAAATCTCAAAGAGATACTTTGTATAGAGAAAGTGTTAACCCTATCGCAAATATTCCTGGTCAAGGATTGTTGCTTTTCGGTGATAAGACAAAAATGAACAGACCTTCTGCCTTTGACAGAATTAACGTTCGTAGATTGTTCCTTGTCATTGAAAGAGCTATTGCAATTGCTGCTCGTAACGTTATGTTTGAATTTAACGATGAATTTACGAGATCAGAATTTGTAGGCATTGTTGAACCTTTCCTAAGAGAAATTAAAGGTAGACGTGGTATCACAGACTTTAGAGTCATTTGTGATGACACAAACAACACTGCGGCCGTAATTGATCGTAACGAGTTCATTGCCAATATCCTTATCAAACCTGCACGTTCAATTAACTTTGTTACTCTGAACTTTGTTGCAGTAAGAACCGGTGTTGACTTTGAAGAAATTGCTGGTAACGTAGCGTAGAGGGAGAGAACAAATGGCAATTTTAGGAGTTGACGACTTTAAGTCAAAAATCCGCGGAGGTGGTGCTCGCCCTAACCTTTTTAAGGTGACATTAAATTTCCCCGGTTACGCTGGCGGTGATGTAGAAGCTACATCATTTATGTGTAAAGGTGCACAGCTTCCAGCATCAACAATTGCGCCTATTGTGGTTCCTTTCCGCGGTAGGCAACTTCAGATGGCTGGTGATAGAACGTTCGAACCTTGGACAGTAACTATCATTAACGATACTGATTTTGCAATTAGAGATGCAATGGAGCGATGGATGAATGGTATGGCTGCTCATACAGAAAACACTGGTCTTGTGGCCATTGCCGAGTATGAAGCAGATATGATTGTAGAACAGCTAAATAAAGCTGGTGACCCAATCAAAGAGTATCAATTCAAAGGTGCATTTCCAACAAATGTTTCTGCAATCGAATTGGCATACGATGCTAATGATCAGATTGAGGAATTTACAGTGGAGTTCCAGATTCAGTACTGGACATCAAATACCACTAGCTAAAGTGTGTGGAAGAGGGTTTCGGCCCTCTTCCGATTTTTATCATGTAAGGAGAAATCATGGCTGAGGACAAACCACTCAATCTTTTTGGGTTTGAAATTAAACGGGCTAAGCCTGCTAAAAAACTAGACTCTATTGTCCCTCCTCAAGAAGACGATGGTGCTGGATACGTAACTGCGTCTGGTAGTCATTATGGTCAATTTATTAATATGGAAGGGGATGAGTCAACTGACAATCAATCCCTGATAATGAAATATAGAGGTGTTGCAAATCACCCAGAAGTTGATGCTGCTATTGAGGATATTTGTAATGAATCAATTACTTCTGAAACTGGAAATCCTGTTGAGATTATACTTGACGAAATAGACGTTTCAGCTAGCATCAAAAAACAAATTAAAGAAGAATTTCATGGCATTACTACAATGCTAAACATGAATGAAAATGGACATGACATTTTCAAGCGCTGGTATATTGATGGCCGGTTGTACTATCATCTTATAGTAGATCCTACTAATCCTAAGGAAGGCATTCAAGAAATAAGATCTATTGATGCATGTAAAATTCGTAAAGTAAAACAGGTTAAGAAAAAGAAAGATGAAAAAACTGGTGCATCTATCATTCAAAACGTTGAAGAATTTTATATCTTTCAAGAAAAGCCTAAGGCACAAACAGACGGCGTAAAAATTTCTCCAGATGCAATTTCTTATACCACTTCAGGTGTAATGAGTGATGATAGAAAAAAGGTACTTTCATTTCTTCATAAAGCATTAAAGCCTATTAATCAATTACGTATGATGGAAGACTCGTTAGTTATTTACAGACTAGCTCGAGCACCAGAACGACGCATTTTTTATATTGATGTAGGTAACTTACCAAGAGGTAAGTCAGAACAATATATGAAAGACATCATGGCAAGGTATCGCAATAAACTTGTATATGATGCAAACACTGGTCAATTAAAAGACGATCGTAAACACATGTCAATGCTAGAAGATTTCTGGTTGCCAAGGCGTGAAGGTGGTAGAGGTACTCAAATTGAGACTTTACCAGGCGGCGAAAACCTAGGACAAATTGATGATGTTATTTACTTTCAAAAGAGATTATATAGATCTCTTAATGTTCCAGCATCTAGGTTAGAACAAGAGCAAGCATTTTCTCTTGGGCGTGCAACTGAAATTAGCCGAGAAGAATTAAAATTCAATAAGTTTATTGAAAGACTCCGTAAAAAGTTTGCACATTTATTCTATGATATACTAAAAAAGCAACTTATTCTTAAAGAAATTATTACTGAAGAAGATTGGACTTCTTGGAAAAATAAACTTGAAGTTGAATTTATAAGAGATAATCATTTCACTGAGTTGCGCGATGCGGAGCTTATGCGAGAAAAAATTACTACATTAGATGGCTTGGCCAATTATGTAGGTCCAGAAGGATTCTTTAGTAAAACATGGATTTATAAAAATGTACTTAATCTTGATGAATTCGAAATTGCTCAAATGGTTAAAGAAATTGAAGCTGAAAATCCTGCTGGTGAAGAGCAGGAACCTGAGCCTGAGCAAGATCAAGAACAACCTGATGATAGCGACGAGGAAGAAGAAGAAGTTTAATTTTTCTGTTCGTAGGCCTTATGAAGATGAAATAAAATCTCTCACTCAAATTGTTGACAACGCTGATTATCAATACGCTATAACTGGAAATGCGTATTGGTTAAATCTTCACAAATCAACTCAGAAAAGAATAATTGAATTGAAAGAGAATATTTTGAAAATAGAAGAAAGATTGTTTCTTAAAGACTAAAATTATATAAATAATATCATATTAGAGAGGATAGATTATGGATATAGCAACTTTTATTCAGGATGTAAGAGACCAAGATTTTACAAAATCTGGTGCAACATTCAATGAGCTAATGATGGCCAAAGTGGCTGATGCTTTAGAACAAGAAAAAATTAAAGTAGCCGGAACTGTATTTAACGGAGACGACGAAGATGAAGAACAACTTGATTTACCTTTGGACGCAGATGAAGAACCTAGCGACGAAGATGAAAACGATGATGACGATGAGTCTGAAGAAGATGAAGAGTCTGATGAAGAAGTTGAAATCACTGGTGATGAAGAAGAAGTAATCGAAGACGAAGAGTCTGATGAAGACGTTTCGTGAATTAAGGGAGAAAATGTCTAAAGGCATGCCTCCCGGTGAACATGTATTCGACAAAAAAATTAAAAAAGTCGAGTTAATGATTCACAAAGAAAAAAACAAATTTATTGTGTATGTAGATCGTGATAAATTTGATGAGTTCTCTAATCTTAATCAAGCTAAGAGAGCTGGTATGGAATTCATAAAGGCGATGACAAAATGAAACTGATTAGCGAATATCAAGAAAGCCACGATATCGAATGTATCGTTGAAGCTAAAGAAGATGGCTCAAAAAAGTATGTCATTGAAGGCGTATTCGCAGAAGTAGACACAAAGAATCGCAATGGTCGTATTTATCCAAAGGCTGTCATGGAACAAGCTGTTAATAAATACGTCAATGACCAAGTAAAAACTAAAAGATCTGTTGGTGAGTTAAATCACCCGCAAGGTCCGACAGTTAACTTGGATAAAGTTTCGCATCTCATTACTGACCTTCATTTTGAAGGCAATAGTGTGGTCGGAAAGGCAACTATCTTGCCTACTCCTATGGGGAAAATCGTTGAAGGTTTGCTCGATGGTGAAGTAAGACTAGGTGTCTCAACTCGTGGTATGGGTAGTCTCATGCAACAAAATGGCGCGATGGTAGTTAAAAACGACTACCTTCTTAATACGGTTGACATCGTACAAGATCCATCCGCTCCTGGCGCTTTCGTTAATGGAATTATGGAAGGTGTGGAATGGGTCTGGAATAACGGCATTGTTGAAGCAAGAGAAATTGAAAAAATGGAGACTGAAATTAAAAAAGCTCCGCGTTCGGATCTATATGAGGTTCAAACTCGTGAGTTCAAGAATTTCCTCTCGTTGCTCAAAAATAATTTGTAAAGGAGTCAAGTATGACTGAAGATCAAATCACAGATCAGGTTGAAGAACTCCATGATGACGAGAACGAAATCATGGACGAAGCGCACGATCCGAAAAACGCTGAAAAGCAGGCAGTAGACGCAGTCAAAAAAGCAGAAAACGCTGGGACGTCCGCTAAGGAACCCGGTGGGAAAGCTTCGCCGGCTGAGCCAATGCCAAAAACAAAAGCTGGTATGATCAATGCAATGTTCTCAAAAATGAGTGGTATGTCTAAGCAGGAAATGTCTAAGATGTACTCATCATATATGGGAGACAAGGAACAGAAAGAATCTGTTGAACCAGAGATGAATGATGTTGCTGTCAATTTTGATGGTGAACTAGATGCACTGATCGAGTCTGAAGCCACTCTCTCTGATGAGTTTAAGGCTAAAACAGCTGTAATTTTTGAAGCTGCTGTAAAAACAAAACTGTCTGAAGAGATTAATCGTCTCGAAGAGCAGTACACAACTGAACTCAATGAAGAAATCGAAACCCAAAAAGGTGAGATGGTTGAGAAGGTTGACAGCTACCTGAACTACGTGGTCGAGAATTGGATGGAAGAAAATAGAGTTGCTATCCAAGCTGGCCTCAGAACAGAAATTGCTGAGAACTTTATGAATAGCTTGAAAGATCTATTCACTGAGTCTTATGTTGAAGTTCCTGAGTCTAAGGTTGACCTAGTTGACGAACAAGCAGAAAACATTGCTGAGTTAGAAGAAAGACTTAACTCAACAACTGCTGACGCTATCACTTTGGCTGAAGAGCTTGAAGTTTACAAGCGCAATACTATTATCCGCGAAGCGGCCCGTGGTCTTGCAGAAACTCAAGTTGAGAAGCTACACAAACTGGCTGAAGATATTGACTTTGAAGATGAGGCAACATTTACTACAAAGGTTGCAACTATCAAAGAAACATACTTTGGTGATAAAAAGATTGTTACAGAAACTACTGTTGAAGAAGATGACGCAGATCAAACTGTTGAAACTTCTAGCGCAATGGGCCAGTATCTTGAAGCAATCCGTAAATCTGCGATATAAGGGAGTCCGAGATGCAGAATACATATAATAACTTGATCGAAAAGTGGGCCCCAGTACTGAATGAAGAATCAGCTGGTGCCATTAAAGATAACCACAGAAGAGCTGTAACAGCAGCAATTCTGGAAAACCAAGAAATCGCTCTCCGTGAAGAGCGCGCACAACAACACGGCCTTTATGAAGCTTCACCTGCTGGTGCAAACACTGCTTCTATCGGCACATGGGATCCAGTGTTGATCTCACTTGTAAGACGTGCGATGCCTAACCTTATGGCCTATGATGTTGCTGGTGTTCAGCCAATGTCAGGTCCAACTGGCTTGATCTTCGCAATGAAGTCACGCTATGGTTCTGGTACAACTGGCTCAACAGAAGCATTGTTTAACGAAGCAGATACTCGCTTCTCCGGTACACAAACCGGTGCGGCTCAGCCATCAGACGGATCCGGTCTCGGTTCTGCAACTGATTCTGACTCATCTGCTGATGACGATCGTGCAACTGCACTTGCTACACAGGGTATGGCAACAGACTCTGCTGAAGCACTTGGCGATTCTGCCAGCAACTCTTTCGCTCAGATGGGTTTCACCATTGAAAAGCAAACTGTGACAGCTAAGTCACGTGCTTTGAAAGCTGAATACTCACTGGAACTTGCTCAGGATCTTAAAGCTATTCATGGCTTGGATGCTGAAACAGAACTAGCAAACATCTTGTCTGCTGAGATCATGGCTGAAATTAACCGTGAGGTTATCAGAACCATTAACTCTCAGGCAAAAACTGGTGCTGCTACTGGCAACACTGCGGTTAATGGTATCTTTGACTTGTCAACAGATGCAGACGGCCGTTGGTCAGTTGAGAAGTTCAAAGGTCTGATTGTACAGATCGAAAGAGAAGCAAACACGATTGCTAAAGAAACACGTAGAGGCCGTGGTAACTTCCTTATCACATCTTCAGACGTAGCTTCTGCTCTAGCTGCTTCAGGCATGCTGGATTACACTCCTGCATTGTCAGTTAACTTGCAGGTAGATGACACAGGTAATACATTTGCCGGTGTTCTTAACGGTCGCACAAAGGTCTACATTGACCCATATGCAACTGCTGACTACGTTACTGTTGGTTATAAGGGTACTAACCCATATGACGCAGGTATCTTCTACTGTCCATACGTTCCGCTAACAATGGTGAGAGCGGTTGGTGAAGATACATTCCAGCCAAAGATTGGCTTTAAGACACGTTACGGCATGGCAGGTAACCCATTTACTCCGGGTGCTATCGCTAACAACGGTCTGGGTACAGTGAAGTCTAACCAGTACTTCCGTATCTTTAGAGTTGACAACATTCTTGCATAGATAAGAAACGTCAAAAACGCACTGGGGTCCTCTTCGGAGGGCCCCTTT